GTTCTTTAATTCCAGATACAACAGACAGTTATAATTTAGGTTCTGCAGCCAAAGCGTGGAGTAAGTTATATGTAATCACATCTTCAATCGTATTTGTAGATGGTGAGGGAAGTACTATACAGACACTTACAGCAAATACAACAGGTTTTGCTTTAGGTAATATTAGTGGTTCAGCTATTAGTGGTTCAGGGTTGATGGTTAATGGTAATGCTAATATTACTGGAGATTTAACTCTTGGTGGAAATATAACAATAGGAGATGCGGAATCTGATTCAATAACTATAACAGCAGATTTAAGTTCAAGTATAATACCAGATGCAAGTGATTCTTATGATTTAGGTAGTGATTCTAAAAGATGGAATGATTTTTATTTAAGTGGTTCACTTTCAGCAAGTGGTGGACCAGTAGATATAGATAGTACTACTACAGTTGCGATAGATGCAACTACAACATTGAGTGCAAAAGGTGCTGGTGGAGCATCATTTGGTGATGATGTAGGTACTTGGGAATTTGACGGTGCGGGAGCATTATCTGAAACAGGAATGACAACTGTTTCTATAACACCATCCAGTACATTAGATATAGATGCTGGTGGAGCAGTTACCATAGATGGTTCTGCAATTACTATTGGTGGAGATTCAGATGTAGCTATAGACATGGATGCAAGTACATTTGATGTAGATGCAAGTGGAGCAATTACTATTGATGGTACATCAGGAATATCAATTGACGCAGCTGCGGCAAGTAATTTATCAACATCAGCAGGATTATTGACATTAAGTGGTAATGCTGGAGTACAATTAACTGGAAATGTAACTGCTAGTGGACATATAAGTGCAAGTGGTACAATATACGCAGATAATTTTCAATCTGCAGGTGAAGATGTCGGAGGAATATCATTCGCTGATGATTTAAATATTACAGGAGATATTACAGCAAGTGGAAATATTAGTAGCTCATTAACTTCAACTGGTTCATTTGGTGCAGTTACTATGGCAGAAGTTATAGGTAATTGGACAAACGCTGGAAATACAGTAGCAGATTTAGGAACTGTAACAACTGCAGATATTAATGGTGGAACAGTTGATGGAGCTAATGTTACGGTTGGTAGTGGAAAAACTTTAGATGTAAGTGGTGGTACACTAACCACATCAGCAGCTCAAAAAGAAGCAATTATGGAAGGAGCTGGAGCCAACATTGATATAGGAGCTTTTGATTTAAGAGCAGCTACAATAACACCAGATGGTTTAACAAGTGGAAGAGTTGTATTTGCAGGAACAAATGGAGTTCTATCAGACGATAGTGATTTCACTTTTAGTGGAGAGACATTAACAGCGACAAGTCTTAGTTCTACAGCGATAACTGGTAGTACTATAAGTGCGAGTGGAGATGTTAGAGCAGCTAATCTTTATGGACAAGTTGCAACAGCAGCTCAAACTAATATTACTTCAATTTATGCTACGGATTTGATTTTAGGAGAAGATTCTCAAACTGCTATTGATTTTGGAACAACAAATGAAATACGATTTAATGCTGATAATCAGGTACAGATTAAGATTGCAGATGGAGTAGTACAACCACTTACAGATAGTGATGTTGATTTAGGTACTTCATCAGTTTATTGGAAAGATGCCTTTATTGATTCAGTAACAACCACAGGTAATGTGAGTGGTTCATTAACTTCAACTGGTTCATTTGGTAGAGTATCTGCGACTGATATTGATTTAGCTTCCATAAAAGGAAATTGGACAAATGCAGGTAACACAGTAGCAGATTTAGGTACTATCACTACAGCAGATATAAATGGTGGTACAATTGATGGAGCAACAATAGCAACATCTGATGTAACTGTAGGTTCAGGTAAAACATTAAATGTAAGTGCTGGTACATTAACGACATCAACTGCACAAAAATTAGCTATAGTTGAAGGTGTTGGTGGAGATACAGATATAGGATCTCATGATTTTAGAGCGGCAACATTAACTGCAGACGGATTAACAAGTGGTAGAGTTGTATTTGCAGGAACAAACGGAGTATTAAGTGATGATTCAGATTTAACATTTACTGGAGCAACACTTTCAGCAACAAATTTAACCACTACAGGAACAATAAAAGATTTTACCCTTGTAAGTGGTAGTTCAGTTTCAACTGGTTCATTTGGAAATTTAACAGTAGTTGGTGGAGTTACACAAACAGTATCACCACTTACTTCAGATGGAGCAGCACTTGGAACTACTTCTAAGATGTGGAGTGATTTATTCCTCGCAGATGGTGGAGTAATTAATTTTAATAATGGTGATGTAACTCTAACACATAGTTCTAATAAAGTAACATTAGGTGGTGGTGATTTAGATATAGATGGAGCTATGACAATTACAGGAAATATTACTGGTGATAGCGGTAACATGACAATAGCCGCAAGTGGGGGAGATGTATTAATTGAAGGTTCTACTTTTAGTGGAAATAATGTAACTATTCCAGGTAATTTAACGGTACAAGGCGACCAAACAAGTATTTCATCTTCAAATCTTGATGTTGTAGATAAAAATATAACTATAGCAAGTGGAAGTACTACATCAGCGTTAATGGACGCAGCTGGTTTAGATTTTGGAGTTGGTGGTACAGTAGCTAATCTTAGATATTGGCATGCACAAACAGCTATTTCTTCAAGTGTTGAGTTTATAGCTAATGGAGCAAGATTTGGTTCAACAGTTTCACCTCAAACAAGTGATGGAGCTGCACTAGGTACAACTGCATTACAATGGAGTGATTTATTCTTAGCTGAAGGTGCTGTAATTAATTTTGATAACGGAGATGTTACATTAACTCAAACTGGTGATAGTTTAGCAATAGCAGGTGGAGCATTGAGTGTAGTTGGACATATAAGTTCAAGTGGAACTGTAAGTGCATCAGAAGGTAAGTTTACAACAATAGATATAGATGGTGGTTCAATAACAGGAATTACCGACCTTGTAGTGGCCGATGGTGGTACAGGTGCTTCAACATTCACAGATGGTGGAGTATTATTAGGTAGTGGAACAGGAGCAATTACAGCAACAGCCGCACTTGGAGATGGAGAGATGCTTGTGGGTGATGGTTCAACAGACCCATCAATAGAAAGTGGTGCAACATTAAGAACTTCAATAGGAGTTGGAACTGGTGATTCACCACAATTTACAGCAATAGAATTAGGACACGCCAGTAATACAACGATAGCCAGATCAGGTGCTGGAGATATTACAATAGAGGGTAATCATATTTATAGAGCAGGTGGTACAGATGTAGCAGTAGCCGATGGTGGAACTGGAGCAAGTACATTAACTGATGGTGGAGTATTATTAGGTAGTGGAACAAGTGCAATTACAGCAATGGCAGTACTTAGTGATGGAGAAATGATAGTTGGAGATGGTTCAACTGACCCAGTAGCAGAAAGTGGTGCCACATTAAGAACTTCAATAGGAGTTGGAACTGGTGATGATGTATTATTTGCAGCTATTAGTGCTAGTGGTGATATAAGTGGCTCATCAACTTCAACTGGTTCGTTTGGTAGAACATCAACAGCTACACTTGATTTAGATAGTATACAGGGTAATTGGACAAATGCTGGAAACACCGTAGCCGATTTAGGAACTATTACAACCGTAGATATTAATGGTGGAACAATTAATGGTATTACAGATTTAGCAGTAGCGGATGGTGGAACTGGTGTAAGTACTTTAACCGATGGTGGTGTTCTTTTAGGAAACGGAGCTGGAGCTATTCAAGCTATGGCAGTTCTCACAGATGGTCAGATGATTGTTGGAGATGGAACAACAGACCCAGTTGCTGAGAGTGGTGCAACATTAAGAACTTCAATAGGAGTTGGAACTGGTGATGATGTTGTTTTCACAAGTTTAGAAACAAGTGGTAACGTAAGTGGTTCATCAACTTCAACTGGTTCATTTGGTGCGGTTGTAATGAGTGAGGTTATTGGTAACTGGACAAATGAAGGAAACACAATAGCAGATTTAGGAACTGTAACAACTGCTAATATTGATGGTGGTACTGTAGATGGAACTAATGTAACTGTTGGTTCAGGTAAAACATTAAATGTTAGTGCTGGTACATTAACCACCTCAGCCGCTCAAAAAGCTGCGATAGTTGAAGGTGTTGGAGCTAATGTTGATATAGGAGCTTATGACTTCCGAGCTAACACAGTTATTGCAGACGATTTGACGAGTGGTAGAGTTGTATTTACTACAACAAATGGACAACTTACAGACGATAGTGATTTATCATTTGATACTGCTACATTAACAGCTACTAACTTAACCTCTACAGGAACAATAAAAGATTTTGGATTAGTAAGTGGTAGTTCAGTTTCAACTGGTTCTATTGCGAGAATGAAAGTAATTGATAGAATTGATGTAGGAAATGGTACTTCTACCGAACCATCAATAAACTTTGTTTCAGATGGAGATACAGGATTCTTCTTAGAAAGTGCAGATGATATTGGAGTTTCATTGGGAGCTGTAGAAGAATTTAGATTCGCTAATGGTGGTAACTTTCACGCTGATGCAGATGTCGTAGCGTTTTCATCAACCGTAGCTTCTGATGCCAGACTTAAAGAAAATGTAGAAGATATATCTTATGGTTTAGGTGATGTCTTACAGTTAAGAGGTGTAGAGTTTGATTGGAAGAAAGAAGGTAGGGGACACGATATAGGTTTCATAGCCCAAGAAGTTCAGTCTGTAATTCCTGAAATTGTGAAGGAAGTAGATGGATTAAATGGAAAAGAATCACACTTAACTGTTAATTATGCAGCGGTAGTTCCAGTATTGGTTGAATCAATTAAAACTTTAAAAGAAGAAATAGATAATATTAAAGAAAATTGTAAGTGTTTGAAAAAATAACTTATATTTATATAAAACAATTTTAATTAATTTAGGAGTTATAACATGCCCGAAAAAGAAAAAACAACTGAAATAGTAGAAGAAACAAAAACAGAATACTCTGGTGGAGTAAAGTTAGCACAAGAAGAACTTGATGCAGTAAAACAATTACAACAAAAGTATACTGATGTCATATTACGGATTGGTCAGAACAGCTTACAGATGAATTCAGTTGAATCTACACTTGATGAGTTAAAAGAAAACCGTGAAGCTTTGACTCAAGAACATCAAGCATTACAAAAAAATGAACAAGAAGTTGTTAAAAGTCTTACGGACAAATACGGAAATGGAAATTTAGACGTAGATAGTGGTATTTTTACACCAAATGAGTGATTTTGGGGTTTTTACTTTATATTTATATTTAACAAAATTTCGTATATAATACATTTAACAATCATTTAGGAGAAATTCAATGGCCGAAAGAATAGTCAGTCCTGGTGTCTTTACCCAGGAAACAGACCTTTCGTTTCTCCCACAAGGAATATCAAACATTGGCGCAGGTGTCATAGGAGCTACACAAAAAGGACCAGCTTTCGTACCTACCATTGTTCAAAATTTTCAAGAATTTGAAGAAAAATTCGGTGGGTTAACGAAGACCACTTATGTTCCTTATGCTGTACAAGAATATCTTGGTTCTGCATCTACCGTCACGATAGTTCGTGTTTTAAATACAGGTGGATATAAAGCAGATTCAGTACATGTACAAGCATCAGGTAGTTCAAGTGGATGGAAAACCGTTTTCACTTTGTCAAATACATCTTTAGCGTCTACATCAGACATATCAAAGACTGAAGTTGGATTTTCAAACGATAGCGGTTCATTCGTGATTCGTGTTAGTGGTTCTAATGGACTTTTACAATCCATTTCCGCTTCATTAGATACTGGTTCTGCATATTATGTAGATAAAGTTATCACAAAAGATCCTACAAGTGCAACAGATTATGTTTACTTGTATAAACAATTTAAAAATACAGCACACGCTCTATCCTCTGATTGGATGGAACTAACCATAACAGGTAGTGCATCATCTTCCGCAGGATTAGATTTTTCAGGTGGTTCAAATGGTGCTTACACTGCACAGTTTAATAGTGTTGGTGTAGCCTCAACTTGGGGTGGTAATGTAGATTACTCAACAGCTCGTACACCTTATATTATTGATCAAGGTGATACAGCAACAAGTGCTCAGAAAAACTTATTCCGTTTCTACACACTAAGTCATGGAACAGATGCAAATACAGATGTAACAGTTTGTATCTTGAACATTAAAGCTGCTGGTTCAATACCAGGTAGTGATTATGGTGAATTTAGTGTACAGGTTCGGAATTATAATCCAGACAATGCCGACAACAATCAATTATTAGAACAATTTGATAATTGTAATTTTGACCCAGCATCATCTAACTACTTCGCTAAGAGAATTGGTGATAGACATGTTGTTATTGATGCTAATGGTAAATTGACTTGGCATGGGGATTATGCTAACAATTCATCTTATATTCGTGTAGGTGACTACTCAACAATAGAAACATTTTCTACCAATGTAGTACCTTATGGATATAATAAGATGGTTAATCCAGTTCCAGGAACTAATATACCAACTGCTTCTATTAACACACAACAAATTAATAATCTAGGTGATTATGATTCTAATATGTTTTATGGGTTTGATACAGATAGTAAAGACGCACAAGCATACTTATCACCAGTTTGGAGTTCAGCAGGTAATGGTGACAATTCTGTATTCTCATTAGCTAATATGTATGGACATACAGATGTAGGTACATCTTTAAATGTTGATACTTATTCAGATGGTTCAGAATTAGTAACATTAGCTTTATCAGATATAGGACAACGTAAGTTTAGAGTAGGTTTCCAATGGGGATTTGATGGTGGAAACCCACAAACCAAAGCAAAAACTGGTAATGATATCAGTTCAACGAACACACAAGGTTTTGATTGTGGTTCATCAAATGCGACTGGTTCAAAAGCTTATAAACGAGCAATTAATGCTTTAAGTAACCCTGATGAATGGGATATTAATTTATTAATGATTCCAGGTGTGATACACGCTTCTTCAGGTACTACAATGCATAATGCGGTAACGAATCACGCGATAACTAAGATGGAAGCTCGAGCTGATGCGTTTTATATAATGGATGGATTTGCTTGGTCAGATAGTATAACAAATGCTACAGATGGTATTAGTTCTTTAGATACCAACTATGCAGGTGTATATTATCCTTGGGTAAAAATTATGGATACATCTACTAACAGACCAATGTGGGTGCCACCTTCAGTAGTGTTAGGTGGAGTATTTGCGTTCAATGATAGAGTTGGACAAGAATGGTTCGCACCAGCTGGTCTTAATAGAGGTGGTCTAACTTCTGTTACAGAAGCTAAATCAAGATTAACACATGCAGAGAGAGATAAACTCTATGAAAATAGAGTTAATCCAATCGCAACATTCCCAGGTCAAGGTGTAACGGTATTTGGACAGAAAACACTTCAGTCTAAACCATCAGCACTTGATAGGATTAATGTTCGTAGATTATTGATTAACTTGAAGAAGTATATTGCTTCTACATCTCGTTTCTTAGTATTTGAACAAAATACTACACAAACAAGAAATAGATTTTTGAACACGGTTAATCCGTATCTTGAATCAGTACAAGCAAATAGTGGTTTGAATGCGTTTAGAGTCGTAATGGATGATACTAACAACACACCAGATGTTGTTGATAGAAATCGTCTTGTTGGACAAATATTCATTCAACCTACAAGAACAGCAGAGTTTATTGTTCTTGACTTTGTAGTGTTACCTACGGGAGCAGCGTTCCCTGAATAAGTTTGACTTATAACAAACAGTAACGTATAATGAAAAGCCCCAATTTCGGTTGGGGTTTTTTGTTTTTATAAAAACTTCAAAAAAACTTCAAAGAAATGTGATGATTAATGTATTGTTTTTTCATACATCATTATATTTATATGTGAAGAAAAATTTATCCAACAAGGAGATAGTAAATGCCCGAATTAATTGATGCAAATGAAATTATGTTCACTCCGTTTGAACCGAAGACTAAGAATCGGTTTATTATGTATATAGAGGGAATACCAGCGTATCTTGTTAAGACAGCTAATAGACCTCAAATTACATTTGAAGAAATCGTTCTTGATCACATGAATGTTAAACGATATGTTAAGGGTAAAGGTGAATGGCAACCATTGGCTACTACTCTATATGACCCAATTGTACCGTCAGCTGCACAGTCAGTTATGGAATGGGTAAGATTATCTCACGAATCAGTTACAGGTCGTGATGGATATACCGATTTTTATAAAAAAGATGTAACATTTAATTTATTAGGGCCTGTTGGTGATGTTGTAGAAGAATGGACATTAAAGGGAGCTTGGGCACAAGATGTCAACTTTAATGATGTGGATTTCTCCAATAGTACAGACCCAGTAGATATCGAGTTAACACTTCGATACGATTACGCAATATTACAATTCTAACAATAGGAGTTAAAAATGAGTGAATGGATAGCAGCAAATTGGGAATATGTTTTAGTAGTTATTTACGCTTTAGAAAAAATCGTAAAAATGACGCCTACTAAATATGACGATATCTTATTTGATATGTTACTTAAACCAATCAAAGAGAAATTCTCACCCAAAAAGTAAACACAACGAGGACATAAAAAAATTTGAAGATAGATTTTTTTCGGTTATATTTATAAAAAAGTTATAGTTTTTCATTAAGGAGAATATTAAATGCCTGAGACTACAAAGTTTCCTACGGAAGTCATAGACTTACCGTCAAGAGGACGCTTTTACAACAAAGATAATCCATTGTCTAATGGACAAGTGGAATTAAAATACATGACAGCTAAAGAAGAAGATATTTTAACTTCTGAGACATTAATTAAGAAAGGTATCGTAGTAGATTACCTATTAAGAGAATTAATTGTTGATAAAAAAGTTAAATTAGATGAAATGTTACTTGGTGATAAGAATGCAATATTGATATCAGCAAGAATATTAGCTTATGGTAAACAGTATAAATTTCAAGGGACAAATTCTAACGAAGAGATGGAAGAATTTGAAGTAGATTTGTCTAAGATTGAAGAAGTGGACATAGATTATGATTCATTTACAATTGATGAAAATGGTGAGGTGGAATATAAATTACCACAAACCGAAAGAGTTATTAAATTTAGAGTAATGACATCTGGACAAATGGACAAAGTTGATGCGGAGACAAAAGCATTACAAAAGGTTTCAGAAATAGATAGAACATTGACTACAAGATTAAAAAGTCAAATTACAGAAGTTGATGGTAATCGTGAAAGAAAAGTTATAAATAACTTTGTTGATAACGAATTATTTTCTATTGATAGTTTATCTCTAAGAGCGTATATAATGTCAGTAACCCCAGACTTGGAAATGATCGTGAAGGTGACGGACAAATACGGAGAGGAGATAGACGCGGCAGTACCATTAACTGCCGAGTTTTTTTGGCCTTCCTCGTGAGTATCGTGCAGAGTTACACGAACAAATATTTCAATTAATATTCCACTCTAAAGGTGGATTTACCTACAAACAAGCTTATAATTTACCAGTTTATCTACGTCGTTGGTATTTAAAACGATTGATAAAAGCATATGAAGATGAGGCTAAAGAGTTTGAGAAGGCTCGTCATAATGTCTTAAAAAATAGATAATCTGATATTTATTTAAAACTGGAATTTATATGTCTAAAATCAAAATAAAAAACGAACATTTAATAGCTGAGTTTCTCGGAAGTATTATTGCTGCCCTAACAAGTGGTAGAGCTGATAAGGTTGCAAAAGCACTTGGTAATAGTCCATCTGCAAAAAAAATAGCCAATGATATAAAGAGAGATAGAGAAAAGAATCAAAAGATGCTACAAAAAACGTTCAAAGATGATCCAGAGTTAGCAAAACGAGTTAAAGCACGGATGAAAAAACTTGGATTAAAGACAATCTCGTAAAGACATTGATTTTAAAATATAATTGTTACAACTTAATTCAAATATAACAATATTGAAAGTCTTATATGGCAAAACAACTGACTCCAGAAGCGGTCGAAAAATTAGCAGGTAAGTTTGAAAAACTAGGAAACCTTAGTGAAAACGTATTGATTGCGTTTGACAAATTAGATGGTAGTATACAAAAAGGTGAAGAATCCGCCGATAAGTTTAATAAAGCTATAAATTTAGCTAAAGATGCGGCTGAACAAACCGCAAAGAACGCTAACAATATGGGTAAGAGTTCATTTAAGGGTGTTGACTGGAAACAAGTAGAAAAAGCCATGAAAGCAGCCGTAGAATCAAATGAGATGAGTAAAGATGATTATAAACTTAAAAAGAAAAACTTGGATGCTATAAAGAAAGAGGGTAAACATTATGAAGCTGCTAATGATATGGCTGGTAATATATCTTCAGGTTTTGACTCGGCGAGAGATAATGTTCAAGGAATGGTTGGTAAAATACCAGGTGTAGGGAAGAAATGGTCAGCAAGTGTTGGTAAAGCGTTTGATGCAAAGAAGAATAAAGCATTATCTTCCTTTACTAACAAGGTTCTTTCTGGTGGAAAATCTTTTGCAAAGATTTTGAAATTCTCAAAAGCGTTAGCAGGTCCATTAGCAGTAGCTGGTGGTTTTGTTGTATCTATGGCGTTAAATATTCATAAGTTCGCTACTAATACTGGTTTATCTTATGCTCAAACGGTCAAGTTAGGGTCAGCTTTAGCTGTTAATGAAAAAGCAGTAACTGCTATGACTAAAGAGTTTGGTAATATTAATGAGGTTACGACAGGATTAGCCGTACAGATGAAACGGATGAGTTTACAGTTTTCAATATCTGAAGAAAATGCTGCAGCAATCCTTCGTGTTCAAAAAGCAGTTAGTGGAGCGACTAACGAACAATTATTAAATATGCAAATGGCGACAGCTCAATTAGCAAGACAAAGAGGTGTAGCACCTGCTGATGTATTTGCTGATATCGCTGGAAGTACAGAAGCATTTGCAAAATTCTCAGCTGATGGTGGTAAGAATGTTATGGCAGCAGCAGTATCTGCTAAATCTTTAGGTCTTAATTTATCTACGGTACAAAAGGTAGCTGAAGGATTATTAGATATTGAAGGTTCAATTAGTAAACAGATGGAAGCTTCAGTATTGATTGGTAGAGAGTTGAATCTTGATAAAGCAAGACAATTAGCTTTAAGTGGTGATTTAGAAGGAGTATTGAGAGAGGTTAAGAACCAAGTTGGTGGAGAAGCTGAATTCAATAGAATGAATGTCATACAGAGACAGAAGTTAGCTGAAGCAGTAGGATTATCCACATCAGAATTAGCAAGATTGACAACAACTCAAGCAAACACAATGGCTGGAGCCGCTGCCGCAAGTGGAGCCGCTATTGGTGAAGGAGCTAAAGCTCAAATTGAGGCTACACACGAACTTGCAACTGTAACAGAAAAAGGTTTTAAGAATACAGTTGATGCAATTAAGGAATAATGATGGGATTAAAAGATTTTAACATACCAAAATTAAAAGAGTTCAGTCAAGTATTAAAGGATAAATCTACTTTAAGAAAAGAAGTTAAGTCTACTACGACTTATGATGTAAATACAGTAAGATATACTTCTAAAGACAATGGAGTAGTTGAATCAGAACTTAAAAGAAAATTTACCAAACCTGAAATGAATGAACAAAAATTTAAATTTGACAATTTTTATCAATTCAGAACACCTTCACAAATTAGATTAGAATCTGGAGTAGAGGGAATGCATC